TATTACGCTACCTACTGACTCCCCAACTCCCGCTGCAAATTCTCCTGCTACGTCGCCAGCTTGCATAGACACATACGATACAGCAGCAGCCTTCAAAGCATCGCCAATATTACCGCCTTCATCTATAGCATCTGCGCCCTCAATTAAAGGTAAAGCCCACGCAGCTTGCCCTGTAGCTATGGCTACAGCTTTAAGTACGGCTTTTACAGGGTCGTCAATGATCGCCTGTATCTGAGCTTCTGCCATCTTAATAACAGGCTGAAATATTTCGTCGTCTAACCAAGAACCTACGTCTTTTATGGGTTCCCAAATTTCATCGTCGATCCAACTTCCTATGTCTTTAATGGCATCTACTACAAAACTCATACTAAGACTCCATCTCAGGTATTAGCACGAACACCGCGTACTTATCGTCTTCGGTAATACCTACATGGATATTGCCGCCAGCAGGAGTAATTAAATCTTTTAGCTCTTTTAGTACGGGCATTAACTTCTCACCATAAGATTTATCAAATTGCACGACATAATGCGTTATACCTTTTTCTTGTAGGTACTCTACATATTGCAACATGTTAGCGACAAAGTTTTCAGCGGTGTCCACGTTAAACACTCTGCCCATCATCTTAGTGCCACCCTTACGGCTGTGCCCACCGAATACTGTGTTACCAAATTGCACAACACTAGCGTTAGGCATGGCTAATTCTTGCGCTACGGATACCATAGCGGCTTTTATAGGGATGTCTCCCGTACCTACGTTTTCAGCGAAACGCATGAGTACTTCGTACCTAGGAAGTTTTTTCTTCTTGCTGTCGTAAGTCTTCATAGATGCCCTTTAATTAGCTATCAAAACGCCTTGGAAGGATGCGCTGACTTCTACGTTGGTAGTGTCCGAAAATGCACGGCACTCAACATCTGTTTTTTCTAGTATAGCAAACGGGTAGTTAAAAGGGACTAACAGGCTGTTACTCTGCACAGTCTCTATAATTCCAGTCCTAAACGTGTCAGTGCCAAAGTTACGTAGTACAAATTTAACTGTAACATTCTTAGACGCTGTGCCCAGCGCAGCGGTAAAGCTAACGTCATCTAGGTACAAAGTGTGTCCAGCAGGGACAGTATATACCGCCATCTGCGACTGGTTGTCTCCCTGTGTAACGCTCGCATACGTAACGCCTGTGGGTACTCCAGAACTTACTCCACTGTTAGCTACGTATATGGCTCCCGCCGCAGTACCTCCACTACCAGAGGTAGCTACAAATACCCTGTTAACACGTAACCACGAGCTAGCATCGCCTACCTGCACCTGAGTCTGGCCGTTCATGTTCACAGTTACGCTCTTAGCGTTGTAACTACCATCTACACCTTCTACAGTTACCGTATTAGCGCCCGTACCCCCGTTAGAATCGGCAGTGCTAGAACTACTTATATACACCGTGGAGGCGGATGTAAGGTAAGGGTAATTACCTCCCGTACTCCATATAGTCTCTTCAGTGCCATCTATGTCAGGGTTAAATCCGAACTTATAGAACGAAGTAGCACCTGCAATCTGGCCTTTAGATACTTGCAACTCGTAGGGTTCTTGAACTGCCATAGCGTTTCTCAGTGCGTTATCTAACTGGTTAAAGTAGATACGTAGTACTTTGTTAAACTCTTCAAACGACTCTTGGTCGTATACCTGCGGGGGGTAAGGCAGAGCTGGCGCACGAAAAGGTACATTGTACCTAGTATTGTCTACAGCCATTACCGTCTCCCGTCTGCTCGCATATCTATACGTGGGCTACCCAACTGCCAAGTAACTCCAATCTCGCTAGATTCTACCTTTATAGCAAGCTGGCGTCCACGTACGCGTGTGAATATCTGCCCTGTGAACTGCTCTACTGGTAACGTAGCAGTGCGCGTAATACCCCCACTATTAGAGCCTCCTACAGAGGCTGGGTCATTATACCCCGAACCTGAGTTCTGTAAGGGTAATAGCGTCATGGTAGCCCTAGGAGAGCCTACTTCAGAGCCATCAAACGTAATGTCCGGTAGTATGCGCCAGATAAAGGCAAACTGATGCCCGTCTTCCAGATCAAATTGTGCAGAGGATACGTACGCAGGTATAGCCGCAGTGACTGCTGTTTCGTTGTCGTCAACACCCTGCTCGTGGTTAACCAAGTTGTTACTGTACGTAGCAGCTAGTGGGTAGTTTCTTAACCCCGAATCAAGCCATGCCGTACGACTCATAGTACCGTAGTACCATACTTTCTCTAGGTAGTTGTACACCACATACCTGTCTGACACGTTAGAGTCTGTAGAACAATACCACCACCAAATCTCGTGGTACGACTCGTTAGTCCCTGCAAACACCTGCTCGTACTGCTCTGTATTAAAATCGTTGAATATAAACTTGCGTAAGTCGCACTGTAAGGGTTGAGTACGACCATCGTACATGTAGAACTTGTCCCTACCCATCCAGTAAGCCACGCCGTTAGCGTAGGCCACAGCGTTTTGTGCAGCAATGGAGATGTTCTCACCGACTAACTGTGCAGTCCACACAGCGGGGGCACCAACGTACTGTAACGCGTATAGGGCAGAGTCAGTCCACACTAGTACTTCTTGACGTGCTTGTTTAGCAGCAACGATCTGTGTGCCGTTAGATAGTATAAGGTCGCCCGCTTGGTTAGTTGCCGCAGGTGACCAGTTAGTAGCATCTTCTTGGTCTGACCAACGAACTAGCATAGGGTTAACAGTAGCGGAGAAAATCTCATTCGCGCCAAAGCAAAACACAAACCTGTTAATATCAGACACGAGGATTAGCTTCTGTGACGTTGGTACTTCCGTGCCTGTAAGAGCTACTGCCCTAGTGGTTAGCCCGTTTGTGGCATCCCAGAGGTATATAGAGCCATCACGCGGCCCGAAGATAAGGTCTTCACCGAAGTTAGCTTGGCTCCACAGGCGTATAGAGTCGGTAGAGGTAGTACCAATGCCCCACGTACCAGAACCCCAGCTACTTGCGCCCCAACCTACTAGGGGAACAACAAACGCGGGGCCAACATTTATCTGATATGCAGCCGTTACCGTACCACCCCCTGTAGCACTTGAACTTGCGTTAGTGCCCGCATCAACCGTATACACGTTAGCAGTAGTAGTTTCAGTTAGCTGATACTCGGCGTTTAGAGTGAGGCCACCTACAGCACTTGCACCACTAAAGGTAACAAAATCACCGTCAAAGTACCCGCCGCTAGCGTCAGTAACTTCTACTATGGGAGAACCACTAGTAGTCTCAAACGGGCTAGTCAGGGTTACAGTAGCACGTAAGGGTGTGATGTCGTTGTAAGCACCACCGTTCTCGATATAGAACTTCAGATTAGTGCCTACGCCGATCAGGTTCTGACTACCTAGGGTAACCCAGTTCCATAAAGAGCGGCATACACCTAGGAATGTAGTAGCTGATATACGCTGCCACCCACCAATCTTTTCCGGCGTACCTTGGCGAAATCGTATCTTATCGCAGTCGTACCAACCACCTTCACTAGTGTATCGAGTGTTCTCGCGGTTAATTCCGGGCTTTAGTATTAGTTTTTTAAGTGGCATGATTATTTCCTAGTAGCACCAACACATTGGCTCAGTCTTACGAGTGTCAACGTGTACGAAGGTTTTTGCAACCCCCACGGACATTCCCATAGCTGACGCATGTTTGACGATAGCCATGCGTTGTGCGCCTCCAGATACTTTAATATCAGCGGCTATGCCTTGTGCATGAGTTCCTAATTTTTTACCTGCCGCAACCTTTGCAGCTTCTATACTATGGTTAGGTGACCTGTACCCGCTATTAATTATAAACGGGAAGTCACAGACCTCACGCAAATGCTCTAGTACTTTAAGGAACCCAGTGTCCATAGCGTTTTCGCCAGTTTCTTGGCAATCAAACTCTCCTATTTTAAAGTACTTCATTTCTATATGACTCCAAATATTTTAAACGCTATGTATAAGCTCAAAGGCAGTATAACTAATCCTCCTGTACCCCAAAGCAATACAGCCCAAAAAAGTGCTATGTTACTTGCTATTTTATTTTTGCGTATACGCTCTGCTCTTTCTCTATTTCTTTTGCACTTAGACTGAAATTGTAGCCAGTCTTTGTACATATCTGCTCTTCCTGCGTAGATCATGTACTCTTTGAGCCATTCTTCTTGCTCTTTGATCTTTTCAAGCTCCATAAAGCACTGGAGTTCTTCTTTGCCTCCACCCTTCTGAGCTTTCTTAACAATGGCTGACTTATTGTCAAAATATTCCGTGGCTTTAGCCGAAACATCATAAAGCTCTTTGCCGTTGGACAAGGCTCCTTTAATGACTTGAAATGCAGCATTAGCTGCCGCTATTTCGGCTAGCATTATTTCTCTCTTTGCACGCCTTTGGCCTTCTCGTAAGACCTCATTGCGCCCATACCCAACATGCCCATAAGCACGGGGGTTAATAATGAAGGGTCAACTTCTGGCACGGTAAACCAGATACCAAGTATTTGAGCAATAATTACGTTATAGGCTAGGCCAACTCCAGCTACCCACCCCACGAATGGACGCCATCCGGCTACGAATAAGGACTTGTGAGCCGCTTCAACCTTGTTGACACCTAACTGCCCCATGACACTTTCTTGCGCGTATTTCTGTGACATTGTTGCAATTTCATGCGCCAAAGCATTGCGCTGATCTTTATCTTCTATGAATTTGTCAAGAAGACCTGTAACTGGGCCGATAAGACTTGATAAAATCGCCATCTATAACCTCTCTACAATAAACAACCCAATTATTAGTGGGTACATACCCCATAGCATAAGTTCAGACCTTTTAAACCTTTCGCTACCTGAATCTAAGCGTCTTTCTATGTTGGTATAGCGCACAGTACATTCTCTTTCGTGGGCTTCAAGTTTAAGTAACGCTTCTTTTACAGTTGCCATTATGGAGCCTTTAATCGTGTACTGGAACCTTATTAGGGTTTACATATTTTGGGATGCAATAAGCCATTACTGGCGTGTGGTAACGTCTTCTTATGCCTTGTGCGGTAAGCTCTTCTGCGAACCACCTACATCTTTCTAAACTGCGCCAGTAACTTGTTGCCTTTGCGTCAACCTCACCGTTTACTGTAACGATCAACGCAAAGGCTAGTAACATAGTTACTCTTCAGCTTCTTCTTTCTCAATGTCGGAAACTAGCATGCTGATAAATGCATCCTTACCTACTGACAATTGGTCAAGGTTAAACTGGGTGGACTTAATTTTTCTGTCTAAGTCATTACAGTGATTAACCATTGCCTGCTGTTGCTCGGTCATATCTTCATAAGTGTATTCTTTATCGTTTATCGATATGGGAGTTGTTTTTTTCTCGCCCATAGTTATCTCCTTTACTTATCAGCAATACCAGTGGTAGTTACAAAGCGCAACACAGCATCTACATCAGCCTGTACCCATCCAATAGCCTGAGCTTCTGTGATGTCTACATAGGCTGTGTAGAGGCCACCTAAGTGGACTTAAGCCCGATACCGAAGCAGAGCGGGTACAGGTGGATTATGGTCATATCTTCATAAGTGTATTCAACGTCATTGATCGTAATGGGAGTTGTTTTTTTCTCGCCCATAGTTATTCTCCTTTACTTGTCAGCTATGCCAGTGGTTGTTACAAATCTAAGTACCGTGACGCAGCTTGCGATTATACATCCCACCGTAGCCTGTCCTGCGGGCGACACAGGCAAGATACCTACATAGCCTTGTAGAATACTCAGGACAGCTAGGGCTATCGAGAACTGGACAGTCTTAGACTTGAGGCTCTTTAGTATTAGTTCCATTACTCTGCTACTTCTTCTGCTACTTCTTCAGCGGTTACTTGACTGGCCTCATAAGCCGCTATTACTTCCGCAGTATGCACAGCCGCACAGATTGCTTGGACTTCTGTAGATTCACCAGAGTAGTCGTCTCCTGCTGTTACAACGTGTCTGTGGAATGAGCGTGATAACTCTACGCCATCCTCTTTGATGACTGTGGCTGTTCTTACTTGAACACTTTTATGCTCGCCGATTACTTCAATTTTATCTTCTACTACTGTCTTAGTTAATGCCATTTTTACTTCTCCTGTCTGTGCCTACCGTCCGATAGGCGTATGGTTGTTTATGCTGTGTTAAATGAAAGGCTGAATCTAAGTGCATCGGCGGCACTAAAAATAGAGAAAGTTTCCCAGTCCCATCCTCCCGCGTTATTTGCTGTTAAAAACCCTGCGGTAGCTCCTGAATAGATAGTAATAGTTACGATGTCAGGACGTGTGAAATTCATTCCGTTAGGAGTTACTGGGCCAGAAGGCATATAACCAGCGGTTGAAACTGGCGTGAAAGGCAAGCTGATATTTACAACTCCAGATGTAACTCCAGATATTGCGTCAATCTGAATAAATCCTATAACCGTGACTAAACGACCTACTTTTGTATAACTACCAGAGTTAGTTGTGCTGGTAGTTGGCGCTGTACCAGAGTGCGGTGTTAGTACAGGAGTCCAAGTACCCTCCTCATAGTCATCCAAAAGTTCACTGGTCATTC